TATTTTCATCAAACGTTAATTTACTTTGTTCCAAAGGTACATCTATTGATTCAATAAACCTTTTATCCATAGATAATTCAGCTTTAAACCAATTATTTTTACCTTCTTTACCCGCTACTTCTTTTCCTTTAAATTTTATTCTTGCTTCTTTACCAGCAAAAATATCATTTAATCCAGAAACATAGTCTTTCATAGAAAGATTCTCTTCACCCAAAGAATCAAGTTCTTGTCTTATTCCTAAAGCGTTAGCCATTAGGATAACTCTTTCGATAAATATTTTATTATTTATCTCTGTTTTAAGATAATAAACATGATTAGTTGTTTTTGGAGAATTATCCAATTGAGGATATACTTCCAACGTTTCAAAATTAAACCTTATTCCAGGAGTATTCTGTGCAGATTCTAAATAATCTACAGAACTAATCCTAACTTCATTAATACCATAAGAAATATAAGGCGATTCAAAGGTATTTTCGCTTACTTCAACACCACTAGTTTTAAAGGTTATGTTACTCATTAATAATTAATTTTTTTTAATTACAAGTTAAACAAGCATTGTTAAATTCTTTTTAATATCAGATGTTCCTTGTAATTTCTTAGAAGTTCTTTTTTTTACAACTTCCTTTTTATTTTCATTTTCTAAATAGTAATAATAATATTCATTCTCATCACAAAAATCTACAAATGGAATATAAGACTTAACATATATCCTTGATAAAGGAGGGAAAAACTTTACTAGTTTATCATACAATTTGTTGTTATTTATCTTAGATCCATCATTAACTTTAAATCCGTGAAGAGGGTTATCTGTTTTGAAAACAGATATTTTATTATTATTATTTTCATCTACTATTAAACTAAAACCAATATATTCTTTATTAATATCAATATTAAGTAATTTTATAAGATTACTTCCTATTTTTATATCCTTATTCTTAGGTAATAATTGTAAGAAAGCATTATCTTGTTGATTATTTAATACTTCTTTGATATTAATATTTTTTTCGTTAGTTATACTATCTTTGAAGAAATCAGATACTTCTAATAGAGATGTTTCACAATAGTCTACTAAAGTACAAAACTCCATACCAATAAACGCTTCTGGAAATTCAATAGTATCTAATGACACTATAATATTTTTAATAAAACTTACTCTGGTACTATCTCCATTTGTAGCTTTTTTCTTAACTTCTTCTACAGTAGTATCCCTTAAAAAACAATTAAATAGTTGTGATTCATATTTATTATTAACAAACTCATAAGCAGGAGCATGATAAAACATAAAATCAACTTTAATAGAGTTAATAGTATACGTTATAGGTTCTATTTCAATACTACTATTGAATATTAAATCAGGTGCATAATTTCCTGCTTTAAAATTCATTAATGATAAATTGTTAATTAATTTACAGGTTTTATCAGTTATAAATATATTTTTTTTATTTTGTTTGTTATTAAAAACAAACTGAGAATAAATTTTTTTTCCTGCAAATTTTCTATTATAATAATTTTCTAAAGTTTGTTTTAATTCATCAGGACTGTTACATTCCAATAGTTTGGATGCTATTTGTTTAATTTTCATCAATATAAATTTTATTCCAATTAAATACAAAATTTTCTCCTTTTAAATGGTCTGGTCTAGCTCCACAAACTACATCATCTTGAGATTTAAATGATACCCATATATCATTTTTAAATCTATAAACATAGCCTATAGCATCTGCATTAGCGCAAGTAATATCTCGTATCTTACCTGTTAATTGTAGGTCTTTAGCAGCAACATCTTTACCACTTTTATCTACAATAAATTTGTCTTTTAAATGACCTATAAATATTACATTTTCTGCTAAATCAGATAATAAATCAGTCCATTGAGAAAAAGAGTTTCTAAGCCATTTGTAACCAGCTCCCATAGGAAGTTCTAGTACACTAACACCTTGAAAGTTTTTTCCAATAGGACTTTCTTTATATTTTTTTGTTGCTAATTCTTCACACCATTCTTCGAGTTTGGTAATAGTATCAATAGCTACATATTTATATGGCTTACCAGACTCTTTAATTTTTTGTGCTATTTTATATAATTCTTCAGGGTTAGATGCATTAATTTTTAAAGCGTCTACGTGATTACTTCCATTTTCTAAATCAATTATTAAGCAATTATCTAATTGACTTAATAGAGTAGTTTTACCTACTTTAGGACTTCCATATAATATTAATATTTTTGGATTCTTTTTACTTGCTTTTACTTTAGCTTTTGGTAATTCTAAATTGTTCAATTTAATAAAGTATTATCTTTATTTTCAATATCAGTATATAAACCTATTTTTCCATTATAATAGAAAGAAACTCCTCCTTCATTTTTACCATCTCTATTTTTTAGAAATGTTATAAATCTATAATTATCTTTATATTTTTTTATATCATAACCTTTGTATTCAGCTATTTTATAAATGAATGGATTAAATACAGCCATTACAACATTAGCATCTTCTTGAGTAGTTCCTGTTTCTTTAAAATCAGCTAATTTAGGTTCATACATATTCTTAGTTAGTCTAGCTGAATTACTAACCATATTTCTATTCAATTGCTGAATAACAATTGGAATAACTCCTATTTCATTTCTTATCTGAACGAAATAATTGCTAATTTCGTCTATAGATTCTTTCTTACTTAAACCTGTTTCTTTTTTAGTTAAATTTAAATGGTCTACAATAATTATAAAGTAATGGTCTTTATCTATTTTACCGTTATCATCTATCTTTCCAGATTCTTTTAAGTATATTTCTACTTCTTTTTTTATACCAGAAGGAGTAGCTCCTTTTGTTACATATTTTATTCTGGAATTTAACTTTTCAAAGAACTCTTCTTCTTCTTCTATTTTACTTAAGAAACTTTCACTTAACTTACAGTTACCTCTGGATAAAATAATATTTATATCTAATTCTCTTTTATATTTTTCAAACATTCTTCTTCCTATAAACTTTGCAGTTTTTATAACAGGATCAATTTCTAATGAAAAATATAATATAGATATTTTATTAAGATCACAATTAGTTTCTATTAAGTTTTTTAAAGGAGAATATACAAAAACATCGTCAACAAAACTTGTTTTACCAGATCCACTTTCCCCTCCAATTACGTAATAAGTTCCTTTTTGAATATTAGGTAAATATTCAAGTAAGTTATCTTTATTGAATTCTAAACCTTTATTTTTTCCTATAAGACCTTCTTTAATATTACTTAAAGTGGCTTTGAATAAATTCTTAAATCCATTCATCATCATCTTCCTGATTAATATTTGATACTGGATTTTCTCTTAAATTCTCTATAAAAGATAATAAATTAGAATTTGTTACAGAACCTTTGAAAATAAAATAATCAGCACATTGAGTGTATTGATAATTTTGTTTTTTCATTTCTCTCATATAAGCTTGAGTAGCTTCCATAATTTCTTCTTTTGTTATTTTTGCATCTTTAATTAATTTTTTCATTTTAAAAATGCAATTATCTCTATTACCTTTTATAGGTCTACCACCACTAGTCTTTGCAGGAGCAAATAAAGTTCTATATTCTTCAATCCAATCTTCTACTTTATCTGTAGATTGATTAACTTGATTAATACTTTTTTCAGCAACTATAGGTTTTTCTAAAATAGGAGTTACTTCTTTTACTTCAATTTTATTAACAAATGAATTAAACTTATTACTTATAGTATAATTATAAGGATTAGTATAATCTTTTATAATTATATATCCTTTTAAAGCTAATTCATTTATACTTATATTTTCTAAATATTCATTAAATCTTACATTTATACTATCATCTATAGTATTAAACATGTACACCAAACTATTAGGACTTAACTCCATCTCCAAACATAATCTACTAAAATCCTTTATAGTTTGTTCTTTGCTCATAATATATTTTGTAAGTCTTTTTTAAAATCAACTGAACTAGTAGATAAGTATTTTATATTAAAGTTAGTTGATTTAATCATATTTTCAAACCATTTTTCTTCTACTGTATTTAAGGTTTTATATATAAATATTTTTGCTTTTTTATTTTCTTCATATCTTAATCCTCTACCTATTCTTTGTATAAAGTTTAGCGTTTTAGAATTAAAACTATGTAAGATAATATTATTTACAGTAGATAATGTTACTCCTTCTTTTAACATTTTACAAGAACCTATTGTATTAATAGAATTCTCTATAAATTGTTGTTTTATCTTATTATTTTCTTCTTCTGATTTATTAGAGTGAATTCCGTTCTCTGTTAATCTGTCTAATGATTTAGACAATTCAGTGAATACTAGAGTGAATTCTCCTCTTTTAGCTAATTCTTCTATTAATATCTTACAAGAATTATCTTTGGATTCAAGGTTATATACTAACCTCATTCTATCTCCTAATAATTTTCTTTCATAAAATACATTTTTAGCGAATCTGGCAGCAAATATTTGACTGGTTAAGTATTTATATTGCTTTAATTCTGTAGTAAAAAAAGTAACTTTTTTACTACCTGATTGAATGTATTTATTTTTATCATCTAATGTATGTAATATAACATACACATCAAAAGGAGCTATGAAACCATCTTCTATACCTTGATTTAAAGAATAATTATATACAACAGGAGATATCTTAGTTAAATTAAATAATTTATCTTTAGGTACTTCAGCAGATAAAGATAGAATAGAATCATAAGTGTTATTATGAAAGAAAGCTTCATATTCATTATCTAAACTATTATGTATTTCATCTGCTATAACTAAGTTATAATGATTATCTTTAAATTTATAAGCACTTTGATAACATTGGAAATCAATCTTATATTTATTATAATCAAATTTCCAATATTCAAATTCTGATTTCCAGTTTTCTAAAATACTATGAGTTGGAGATAATAACAATACCTTCAACTTTTTATTATTAGATACTTCTTCTTTTAAGATATTAATAGCTACTTTAGATTTACCAAATCCAGTTGCAGCTTGTATTAATCCTTTTTTATTATTTTCATACCATTTGTCAAACGCTTCTTTATGTCTTATTTCTCTTTTATTTTCCAAATTTCTTTTCTAACCTAATTATCTCTTTTTCTATATTCAATTTAAGTTGCATCATTTTAGCTTTTATCTCTCTGGATTTAACTACACAATGCATCCTATTATAATAGTTTAATTTCTCATATAAAGCATCAATATCTTTTATATTTTCTGAACTCATTAGAATAAAGTTTTCTGAACAATATTTGGTGTAATTAAATTAACAATGTCTCTTGTAGAATTTATGTAATATTTATAATCTATTCTATAGTCTTTAAAATCTTCTACTTCATAATAATCATTAAATAAAGTAAGAGATTTTTTAGCAACTATACTATCATATTTATTATCACTTTTCTTTTTTTGTATTAATATACCTCCTTTAGATACAAAGAATCTATTAGTTTTTTGTATCTTTTTTTCTTGTATAGTACCATTTTTAATATCTCTTGTAACCATATTAAACTGGCTACCTATCTTTTGAGAAATACAAAAATCATAAATATCTTTATGATTATATATAGTTTCTTCTATAGGAATATTATTTACATAATAATTATATAAAGCAATAGATACTATAGGTTTATCATAACCTTTTTCTATATCTATTGTGTTATTAAATATTCCTTTAGTTTTAACTTTATTTGTATTTTGTTCTATACTTATATAAGCATTAACATCTCTTCTAATGTATTTATTATATTTAATAAATTCTAAATCCATAGAAGTATATTTTTGCCAATTTTTACATATAGAATCATATAATTCTTTCTTATCTTTAGGTACTATTGACAATATACCATCAGTATTAGCAGATATTACTTTTATACCGTTAAGAACTAATTCTTCAATTAACATTAATAAAAATAATTGACCATTAATAGTTACTTCTATCATAGCTTTAGGATCATAAAGCCATAATAACTTAGAACCTAATTTACCAAAAGTACTATTAATAACGATTTTTAATGAATCAGCTGTAATAGAATCTTTATTTTTCTTAGCCTCTAATCTTTGTTCTGTTATTGTTTTTAATATATCTAAAAACTTATTAGATAAATGTTCTGGTTTAATTCCATATTCTATCATTATTCTAGGATAGTAAGAACTAACATCAGCATCTATTATATCTTCTTTATCATTAGATTCAAAATAACCTGCATTATCCTGAGAATGTAATCCACCTACACCAAGAGTATAAGTTACACCATCAAAGGTTATTGTTTTATCAAAAGGAGATTTGGTATTTTCTCCATCAATAACTATTTCTTTTAAAGATTCTAATTCTTTATTAAAAAATTCAGATTTAAATTGAATATTAGGAAATATACATTCTTTTAATCTAAAAAAAGATCTGAAAGTTCTTTCTCCTTTAAAATCTTTATAATCTAAACCTGTTTCTTTGGAATAATAACTAGATAATATTTTATTTGCAATCTTACTTTTAGAATCACTTAATACATTAATATTGTATTTATGTGAAACTAAATCTCTTAATTTTAGAATATCAAGAGAATTATGTAAGAGTTTATTTGTTATTAAAGTGTCATTAACATTATAATCTATGATTTCTTCTTCTTGTTCTAGAGTAATAGAATTCTTAAAAGAATAAGGCATATCTTGTATTTTAGGCCATTTTAAGGCAATAGCTACTTGTTTGAGACTTATTCTCTTAGAATCCAAAGAATCATAAATTTTCATCAAATCTATAGAAATATAGTATTTATTATTTCTATTAAATAATATACTATTTCTAGTTGATTCATCATAGTATAGTATACCTAAGTTACTATTTTTAATTACTAAATCAGAATAGTAGAATATATCATTAATAAAACTATCATTATCAAACTCTTCTTTCATTAGAATATAATTTAATATTATATCATCAAAAGAAGCATTATTATATCCTGATAATTTAATTTTATAATTTTTATTAATAACAAATTTCTTTAAACTTAAGAAATTAGATTTATTAAATTCTTCTGTTCTATTTTTAGATATTATAAATATTTGTTTTTCTTTGGTATTTTGATTGTTTATAAACGTTATTGAAAAGAAGTTTTTCATTATTTCTATATCATAACTATAATATTTAAACACTTATACTTATTTACTTTTTATTCATTATTTAAAATGATTCAACACCATCAAATTCTATAAAATTATCATTTATAGCATTGTAAGAATCATTTTTAGTTTCTTCTTCATCGTCTTCTTTATCTTCTACTTTGTTATTATAATAAGGTTCTCTTATTCTTAATTGAATTCTTTGTCCTTTTGTATAATGATTTGAATTCAATACCTGAATACTCCATAAATGTGAAACAAAATATTGGTCTGTTTTATCATCAATCATATAAGGTAATCCTTGAGAAAGGAGTCTTATTAAAACTCCTTCCCCAAAATAACCTTTCTTATTTTGATGATCTCTATAAAGTTCTACTTTAGAACCTTCAGAGAACTTACTTGTTGTCATATACTATTTCATTAGGAATAGGTAATTTATACACTTCGCATAAAATAGTAGCTTCTATCTTTTTATTATTGTCTATAATATCTCTGATTCTTTCATCATCAATAGTTGTAGTTAGACAATAATTATAAGCATTAAATATACCATCATATACAAATTCAGCTAATTTCCTATCTTTTAAAAATACATTACTTAAAGTTCTATATTCAAATCCATACACTTTATTCCTGTAAGAACCAGCTTTACCATATAATTGTCTTCTATTACTATCACTTTCGTAAGCTAATAAAGGAACAGCTAAGAATAAATCTAAAGCTTTACAAAAATTAATTATAAACTTTTCTGTTTTAGGTGTATTTAATTGGTCAATTTCTTTAAAAGAAATATGAATATGTCCTCCACAAGTTCTGATATTTGTTTCGTGACCTTGAACCTTTTTATTAATTTTATTTGTCCATGCATTATAATCTGGTTCACAACCTATTTCTAATGCTTTAGGGTCTGTTAATTCATAAGGTTTAAATTCATGTGTTTCTTTGTAGCTTATTGTTAAATCACTTTCAGCTACTAATTTTTCAACAATATTTAAACCTTTAAATAAATTATTCACAAATTCTTCTTTATTGTTACAAGGTGGAATATTATATTCTGCTGCAACATTATCCTCTTGTACAAAAAAACCAGGTTCTATTTCTTTAGGGTCGTATTTTGTACCTCCTAAATAACCTATAATTGGTGTTATATCTTCTGTATGAATGTCTTTAACAAAAACTTCCATATCAGAACCTATTTTGTCAATTGTTAACATATTGTTTTGTTAGTTTAATTAATTAATCTTTTTTACTTTATTTTTTCTTGTATTATCAAAAATAGTTTCAATTGATTTTTTAAGAGAATCTTCAGTTAAAGGTACTTCATTAATTTCTTTTTCAAGAGTTGGTTCTACTTCATTACCATCTGTATCATCAATCTTTTCATCTAACCAATCTAAATCTACTTCTTCTTCTTTATTTTCTTTTTTAACTATATCTGTTTCTAAAGTAGGATGTTTAATAAATTCACCTCTTTCATTACTATAATAAGTAAAATTAAGTGAATCTTTAGAATTATCAGGTATAGGTATACTTGCAGGCTCTTCAGACATAGAGTTAAATACATCTTTTACTATTTTTTCTCTTTTAATTCTTTCTACTTCTTTATGATATACTTCTGCTAATTCTTGTTCTCTACTTGTATTTTTATTTTTTGTATTAGTAACAGCAATATTACACATAGTTCTTAATGTATAATTAGAATATAAATCATCAAGTAATTCTTCAGGATGATATTGAACTCCAACAATAGATTTTGAATAATATTTTAATTTAGTACAATTACTAAAATCTAATATTTCAACATTACCAAAATCTTTATTTTTTGCTACAAGAACAATATCATTATTAGTCGCTAAACCTTCTTGAATTTCAACTATAAATTCAGAATCATTAACAGCTTGGTGATGTAAACTATTAACTTGATATTTCTTATTTTTCTTTAAATGTTTTTGAAGATTTACTTGTAGTAAATTTAATGAAACAAATTCAAGTGTATCTACTCTTTTATCTCTTGATGTATCTGAATATTCCTGAGATATATCCTGGTCTAATTTTAAACCGAAATGAACAGCTAAAGTTTGTAAACCTCTACAAATACCAAAAATGTGAATACTCGGATTATTTACATATTTAGGTAATATTTCAATATCAAAATATTCCATATAAATATCAGGATAACCTGTTTCTATTTGAGGTATTTCCTTATATCTTAAAGGATAAACGTCAGCACCACCAGGTAATACAAGAACATCTATAGTATCATCATATTCATCAAAGTTAATCATTTTAACTCTTCCGAACATTGATAACCAACGCCAATAAGGACCAGGAATTCCATAACTGAAACCTCCTTTAGAATTAATAATTTTTTTACCAACAATTCCAATAATAGGTTTTCTCATCAGTTAAAATATTTTAAGTGTTTAATAAACTTGTTTAATAATTGTTTAAAGTCTTTGTTATATTGTCTATAAAATAATTCCGCTTCTTCTATAGAAGTTATTTTTTTTATAGGCAAATATTTTTTTCTTAATATTTTAGATTCTTGTTCAACATCATCATATAACAATTTTGATGTGTTTTTATCCAATGTAATATTTTCTTTTGTACTTTTTTTTCTAGTATCTAACAATACTTCTTTAATATTAGAAAATAATGGATTGTTATCAGTTATTATTAATTTCTTTTTAATTAATAAGTTAATTTTATTAACAATAGTTTTTTTACTATTGTGATTAAAACTTAATACAGCATTATTACGTATTGTTTGTAATAACTGTATATATGTATTATAAGTAATTATATCAGGTTTAAATTGATAACTATATTGACTTAAATTTGTCATATCAGATAGACCAAAAACATAATTATGTAACAAAAATATTTTAATACTAATAGTACTATAATACATATTTTTAGGAATAAAATTGTTATTTCCAAAAGAACTTAAATAATAAAACAAAAACTGTAAAGTATTATATACGTTATATCTTTTTGTTACTTTTAATAACAAGTTTTTATCTGAATTCTTTATTTTATCTAATATATAGTAATTCAATATAATAGATCGTGATAATTCAAATAAAAACCATTTATAATGATTAGAATCAGAAGATTCATAAATTATTATAAATAAGTTATCATCGATTGAAACGTTATGTCCTTCTTTAACTAATTTATTAAATAAAATATTAAATAATTCTGATGTTAATACTGATTTACTTAACTTAAAGAAAATATGCCTTACATCTTTTATTCTAGTACATCTAAAGTCTTCATGACAATTAGTTAAATTACCAAATACTCTTAAATATTTATCAACTGGATCGTTGAAACATTGATAATAAGTACATAAATAATCTTTTACATTTTTTTTAACATATTCATTCATTATTAAAAATTATTAAAATTTAAAAATTAACATTTACTACTTCCACAATCAGCACATTTTAAACAACCTTCTTCTCTAACTAAATTAGTACTTCCACAATTATCACAAGTTTCTTTAGATGATATTTCTTCATCATCAGAAATATATCGTTTCAATATTCTTGAAATTGCTTTAGAATAAGAAGTCAAATCTCCTTTAGTTTTATTAAGTTGTTCTACTATGAATTTAATGTTAGAACCATGTCTTAATGATGTACTTACTAATCTGGTAATAGTTTCTTGTTCATCAGTTAAAGTATCTACAATACAGTTATCTAAATCAGAATTATTTAATTTAAAGCAATATTTACCACTTGCTTGTTTAGTTAAAGTTCCTTCACCTTTTAAATTAGAGTCACCATCACTAGTACAAAATATTTCATAAGGTTTATCATCATATAGACCTACTAATACATTGAATAGTTCTCCTTTAATTCTAACTGAATGTGCTTCAGCTTTTAATTGTTTTGGACGTTTAGGAGCGTCGTGTTGTTTAAATTGGTTATCTTTAGTTTCTTTATTAGATACTAATACACCACTTCTAGAACCATCTCTATATACAGTAATACCTTTTAATCCTAGTTCATAAGATTTAAGATATATCTTTGATACAGAATCTAATGATACATCTTCAGGTAAATTAATAGTAGAACTAATGCTATGTGTAGTATACTTTTGAATTATAGATTGGATTTCAACTCTTTTAGTCCAATCTATATCATTAGCACAAGCATTATAATAAGGAGATTCTTTATATACTTTACTTATGCCTTCTTCAGTCCAATTAATAGAATCGAAATAAGCACCTTTTAACCCTCTTAAATCAGAATTATTATACCAATCTTTAAATTTAGGATGTACTACAAAATACTCTTGCCAAGAATCTCCATTTTGGTCTACAAAATCTACTCTAACATCTTTATCATTAGGATTAATTTTCTTTCTTCTTTTATAATATGCCATGAATACAGGCTCAATACCGCTAGATGTTTGAGTCATTAAAGAAACTGTACCAGTAGGAGCATAAGTACTCCAGGAAACGTTCCTACGACCATGTAATAACATTCTACTATATTGTTCTGGATATTCTCTAGCTATAAAAGTATAAAAAGAATTATTACCCTTAACTTTAAAATCTTTAGTGTATTCTAAATTGCTATTCCAATTATCAAAAGGTTCTCTTAAAATAGCTAAATCTATAGTACAATCTAATTCTCCTTTCATTTTAGTTTTAGATATTTCTTCTATAACTTTTAATGCTTCATCAGAGTCATATTTAAGATTTAAAGCTGCTAAAGCATCACCTAAAGCAGTACCACCACAACCAGTACGTCTACTAGCTTTCGCTGTATTTCGTATCTTATTCCATAAATTAAATTCTCTTTCTTTTACTTCCCATGGTTCTGGATCCTTGTGTATTTTATCTATTATTTTATCTATTTGTATTAATTCTAAATCAATTAAATCATCTGCTAATCTTTGTTGTTCATAAGCTACTTCATATAACTTTTTATAATTAAATTTAGCATCTTTAGTAAATGGATTTTCTACAAAAGAATATAAATTTATAGCCATTAAACGACAAGCATCATAAGGTTGTAATGGAATTTCACCACAAGGATTAGTACCTAATGGTTTATATTCAGAATAAACTCCATCAGGAGAATACTCTATCATATTATCCCAAAACATTAAACCTGGTTCTGCTACACCATGTGCTGATTTAATTATTTCATCCCAAAGTTCTTTAGCTTTTATTTTTTTATAGTAAGTATTTGTTTCTTTTATATGAATTAATTCATTAAAAGGAATTTCTTCAATATTTCGATAATCGATACTCAAAGGATTTAAACTTCCATCACAAGGAAATCTAAGTATATAATCTTCATTATTTTTTACTGAATTCATAAACTCTTTATTGAGTTTAATAGATATATTAGCCCCAGTAACTTTAGTTAAATCTCTTTTAATTTTAGTAAATTCTAAGATATCAGGATGATTAACATCTATTGACAACATTAAAGCACCTCTACGACCATCTTGTGCTACTTCTCTTGTTGTATTAGAATATCTTTCCATAAAGGATACTACTCCTGTAGAAGAACCTGCTGCATTATTAACTTCAGTAGTTGCTGGTCTTAAAGTA